AAATGCATAGCATTTCATCCTTTGCAGAGCAGCTATGCATTGACTGCAAAGCAGTGAAAAAGCCTTGCAAGTCAAAGACTTGAGTGATTTTGTCTAGCCACTACGTAGTAGTGAATGTTACCAATCTCTCCATCCTTCGGATGAATTAGCGAGATTTCGTCAGCAATTAACTACTAATTAACCCTCTGTAGTAACACTATGTTACTACTACAGAGGTTTAATTAGGTTTCCTTTGCAAAATTTGCATGGCTGAGTCGCATAATGCGTAGGGGTACACGCAAAAACGCACACGCATGCATATTATATATATACCCCACTCACATATTTAGCAAAATACTAGGCATTATCATCTAGAAATAAAAAGATATCTATCACTGTTGCTAAAATACCACAGTCCGGTACTATAAAGTATGCTTTGTAGTAGCTCTATAGTATATTTTTTTATATTTTTTTAGTATTCTCTATTGTAGAGTCTTACTGTATAGTGTATAATATATACTATGGAACAAATAAATAGTAACTATATAGAAACTTATATGCAGTTAGAAGGTTTGTTGTCTCAACAAGTGAATCTTCAATGTAATACTGACTTTCTTTCCTTCGTAAGACTAATGGCTCCACAGATTGTGTCTGACTTTAAAATGGGTAGACACATAGAAGTGATCTCTGATAAGCTACAAAAGGTAGAATCAGGTGAGATCAAGAGGCTGATGGTCTTCCTCCCTCCACGTTCATCAAAATCTGTTGTCTGCTCCAAGCTATTTCCTGCATGGTACGTAGGTAGAAACCCTGAACATGAGCTATTGACCATATCTCACAGTGATCAACTGGCAAGTGACTTTGGTAGATCAGTAAGAGACATCGTAAATACAGAAGAATTTAAAAAGGTATTCCGTGGTGTGGAACTACGTAGTGATGTAAGGGCAGCAGGTAAGTGGAAGACAAACAAAAACGGTACATATTATGCTGCTGGTGTACGTAGTCAGATAGCTGGTCGTGGTGCTCATGTCGCAATCCTTGATGATGCTATGTCTGAAGAGGATGCCATCTCAAGTGCAGGTAGAAGATTTATAAAAGAGTGGTATCCTGCTGGTCTGAGAACTCGTATCATGCCAGATGGTGCGATAGTTATAATCAATACACGGTATCACTATGATGATCTCTGTGGTTGGCTTCTAAAACAACAAGAGAACATGCCAGACTATGAGACAATACCTTGGGATGTCGTAAAGATACCAGCATGGTTGGACGATGAAGCAGCAGAACTCCTTGACTTACCTGTAGGCCACAGCTATTTTCCAGAATGGAAACCAGATCATGTACTCAAGGTAGATGAGAATGAGATCAAAGCTTCAAATGGATCTCGTTATTGGAATGCTCTGTATATGCAAGACCCCACACCAGAAGAAGGTGGTTTAATCAAGAAGAGATGGTTAAAGAACTGGGAGTATGGAGAACCACCTAGCTGTGATTTTGTAATACAGACTTATGATACAGCTTTCTCTACATCAAATACGGCTGACTACAGTGTCATACAGACATGGGGTATCTTCTACATGTATAACCAAGATAATCAAGGGTATGAAGACTTTGCTCCACATCTCATATTGCTAGGTAATATCAAAGGTAGATATGAATATCCAGAACTAAGGCGTATGGCTCAGAAGTTATACAACCAACATAAGCCTGACATCTGCATGGTAGAGAAGAAAGCATCTGGACAGTCTCTCATACAAGACATGCGTAGAGCAGGACTACCAGTATTAGAATATAATCCTGACAAGGACAAGGTATCCAGAGTTTATGCCGCAACTCCCATGATGGAATCAGGTAGGGTCTGGATACCCATGAACAAGAAGTGGGCAGATGACTTAGTAGAAGAACTTATACGTTTCCCAAATGCGGCCCATGATGACCAAGTGGATGCTCTAACAATGGCAGTACACTATATGAAAGATTCATGGCATCTTACTCACCCAGATGATCCTGACTATGAGGAAGACAGTAGAAAGAGTAGAGCTACATACTGGAATGTATAAATATAATTCGTGAATTAGAAAAAAGTATGCTATACTAATAATATGAAAGATTTAAAAAAAGTATTAGATATTTTATCTTTAACAGATAATTTAAATAATATAAGATTAAAAGCTATTTACAACTTGGTGTTGCCACCATTAGAATTAGGACAGTACATTATTTATGAAGATAAAGAAGTTCCACTTTGTTGGGCTAGTTGGGCTTTACTATCAGATGAAACATCTAAATTATATGCAGAAAGAAAATATAATTTAAAGCCTGATGATTGGAACTCTGGAAATAACTTATGGTTAGTAAATATTATTTGTCCTTATGGTGGTGGAGATATTGCATTAAAGAGATTGGATAAATTAAGAAAAGAAAAAGATCTACCTAAAGTAGTAAACTTTAGAAGATTGGGGAGTGGGAGAACAAGTAATGTTCAAAGAATTTAAAAGACCTATGTGGAATGATGGGTGGTCTTCTACCCGTTCTTGGAATAATCTATACAATGATTATGAATTAAATCACTGTTGTTTTGGTGATGGTGGTGATGGTGATGGTAGTGATGGCACAACAAGTGATCCTAGTCAAGCTCCAGATTATACAGGATTAGAAGATGTACAAGGTAATGTAAGTGCTTCACAAGCGGCAGCGGCGGCTGCTGCGGAGGCTGCTGCTGCGGCAGACCCAGACATGGGATTTGATCAACAATCATTAGAAAACGCTATAGACTATGCTGAAAGACAGGGTTCATTTGGTTATGATGATTTAGTAGGTATTGGATATTTTGATAGAAAAGCTGAACTTGATAGACAGTCATATGCACAAGATGAATTAGATGCAATAGCAAATCTATCTGCAATGGGATTAGGTGTAGATGTACAGATAGATCCACGTACAGGTGAATATAGTTATGAAGCTCCATCTTTTGCAGAGGCAGCACAAGCTGCTGGAATGGGATTTGGAAAAGGAGTCGGAGATTTAGCAAGTCTTGCTCGTGATGCTTATATGGGTATGTCAGGTTTGACTCCATTAGGATTTGCAAGAGACATTGTAATGGGCGCACCCAATACTCCGGGAGGAGGTCTTCGTAGTTTAGCTGGTCGTGAAGAAACATTTGTAGATCCACAAAGTTATTTAGGTTTAGGTATACAAGGATTTGGACTAGGTGATCCTTATGCTAAAACAGATTTCATGTCTAAAGCCTATTCTGATCTAGGAATAAGTGATGCGATAGATTCTGTTGTAGATTCAGTTAAAGATACGATTGGTATTGAAGCAGCAGAAAAAGTAGCAGAAGAAACTCAAAATATAACAACAATGGAAGAGTTAAACGATTATATGAATGCAACATTTGGAAGCGAACTAGCTGAAGGTTTGCGTGAGGATCAGATATAATGGCTATAGAACAAAATCCTTTTGAACAGATGCCAACAGAAGAAAACATTAATGTTTTACCAGAAGCTGTTGAAGAAGAAGATATGAATGCTACATTTGAGATAGACGATGATGGTGGTGTAATTGTAGACTTCTCTTCTGCTGTAGAGATGGAAGCAAACGAAGAGATTGGTGAATGGTATGATAATCTAGCAGAAGAGATGGATGAAGGAGATCTTTCTGAAATTGCTAGTGATGTTATAGATAACTTTGAAGCAGATAAAGACTCACGTTCAGAGTGGGAGTCTATGTTTGAAAGAGGGTTTGATCTTCTAGGATTAAAACTAGAACAAGGATCAGAACCATTTGAAGGTGCATGTACAGCAGTACATCCATTACTAATTGAGTCTGCTGTTAAGTTTCAATCAAAAGCTTCAAATGAATTGTTTCCTTCAAGCGGTCCTGTAAAGACACAGATTATTGGTAGCTCTTCTCCTGAAAAAGAACTACAAGCAAACCGTGTTCAGAACTTTATGAACTATCAGGTAACAGAACAGATGCCTGAGTTCTTTGATGAATTTGAACGTATGTTATTCCATCTACCTCTAATTGGGTCAGCATTTAAAAAACTGTACTATGATGCCACAGTAAAACGTCCTAAGTCAGAGTTTATTCCTATTGATCAGTTCTATGTTTCTTACTATGCAACTGATCTAAGTAATGCAGATCGTTATACACATGTTATCTATCGTAGCCCAGTAGAAATACAAAAAGATATACGTGCTGGTGTCTATGCAAATGTTGACCTTCCAGATCCATCTATGAATGCAACAACAGCATTTAGTGAGAAGATGGATACAATAATTGGATTGTCTCCTTCCTCTGATAACGATCCACAGTACGTTCTTCTAGAACAACATTGTTATCTTGATCTTGAAGAAGAAGGTGTGTTCTACCCATACATTGTAACAGTAGAACAAGAATCAAGACAAGTACTAAGTATTCGCAGAAACTATAAGCAAGATGACCCGAACAAAGAAAAGGTAAGCCACTTTGTGCATTATAGGTTTGTTCCGGGCTTTGGTTTCTACGGATTAGGCCTAATTCATTTTCTTGGTAATTTGACTATGAGTGCCACTGCCGCAATGAGATCATTAATAGATGCAGGGCAATTTGCAAATCTACCGGGAGGATTTAAGGCCAAAGGTGTACGGGTTGTTGGTGACAACGAACCTGTATCACCCGGCGAGTTCAAGGAGGTTGAAGCAACTGGAATAGACTTATCAAAGGCTATTGTTCCCCTCCCCTACAAAGAGCCTTCCTCTACTCTGTTCCAGATGTTGAATTTCGTAACTGCTGCTGGTCAGAAGTTTGCGGATAGCACAGAGCAAGTTATCTCTGATGCTGCCTCCTATGGACCCGTTGGTACAACTATGGCACTTCTTGAAGCATCAAGTAAATTCTTTAGTGCGATACATAAACGCTTACACAAATCTCAGAAAGATGAATTTAGAATCTTAGCTAGAATTGATTATGAATATCTACCAGAAGAATATCCATATGATGTTCCTTATGAGACTCGTAGTATTTTCAAGAGAGATTTTGATGGTCGCATAGATATTATTCCTGTATCTGATCCAAACATTCCATCAAACGCCCATCGTATGATGATGGCAAACATGGCACTACAGATGGCACAACAATCACCACCCGGAATGTTTAACATAGAAGCATTGAATCGTACTATTTTAAATGCGGCTAACATGCCAAACTTAGATGAGATACTACCACCTAAGATTGAGCCACAACCTCTTGATCCTGTTTCAGATATTATGGCAGCAACAAAAGGTATTCCCATTGCGGCATTCCCCGGACAGAACCATGATGCTCATATACAAGTAAAGATGGCATACCTACAAGATCCACAGAATGGTGCTAACCCTATCATGCAACGAATAGCTCCTATTCTACAATCAAACATTCAAGAACATTCTGTGATGAAATACCAAGAACAAATGAATGGTGTCTCTCAAGAAGTTCTACAACAAGTTCCTGCAAACAGTCGTACTCCTGCTGTTGTGGAGATGGCAATGGCTCAAGCAGCCCAGCAAGTAATGAATGCAAATCAAGCGATGGGACAAGCTCAATCTCCAGAACAACAGCTTGTTGCACTTGAGCAAGCAAAGGTAGAACTTGAAAAACAAAAACTACAAGCTGAGTCTGTAACAGATGCTGCTGAAATGGAACTGAAGAATAAAGAACTAGAGATTAAAGAGACTGCTCAGATTATAGATATGTTGAAAGCTACAGGACAGGCAAAGTCTAGAGAACAGCAAGGAGAACTAAATCGTGAATCAAAAGAAGCAATTAAAGAAGCAGAGCTTCAAACAAAACTTCAGATAGAAGAAAGTAAAATAGAACTTGACCAAAGAAAAGAATTAGCTAAATATATATCTGAAATGTTAAAACAACAAATGCAAGATCAAAAAGAACTAGATCAAACAGCTATTGAAAATATGATTGAATTAGCAAATCAACAATTAACGGAGATGAGAAATGATGCAGAAAGGTAAAGGTTACTTAGAGAATGTAAAGAATACGGATAAGTCTTATGGAGATCCGTATGCTGCTGATGTTACAGGAAGTCGTAACATTCGTAGTTCTCTTAATAAATGGGACGAGTCATCTTGGAAAGCACCAGAATCAGGTAAGCTGAAACCGTAAGATGGACGTTTGGCATGAGATTGTTTCTGAATTTAATTCAGAGATAACTAAGCTTCAGCGTAATCTTGGAGAAGGAATGGCTGAAGATTATTCACACTACCGACAAGTGGTAGGTTCTATCTATGGCATTGAATGGGCCAGAGATAATTTAACTTCAATTTACAAGAAAAGACTACATATGGAGGATGAAGACTAATATGCAACAAGTAAGCATGGGCGGGGCAATTAAAAACGACCTATGGATTACTGATCCAGAAGAACAACCAGATCCATCACCTTTACCTGATCTTCCGGGGTATCATGTTTTGGTACGCCCTATATCAGTAAAAAGTAAAACTAAGGGTGGTGTCTTTATACCAGACTCAACAAGAGATGATATGTCTTATCTTACAACTGTTGGTCAAGTACTTGCGTTAGGTGATCTAGCCTATCATGAGAAAGAAAAGTTTCCAAGTGGTGCTTGGTGTACGGTAGGAGACTATGTATGCTATGGTAAACATACTGGAACTAAGATGTTTTACAAAGGTGTACGTCTTATTCTTTTATTTGATGATCAGATTATTATGCGAGTTCCTGATCCAAAAGACTTAGATCCTACATTTAATTTAACAAAAGGATCAGTTTGATTTGGGAAACCAATAAAAGTATGATATAATAATAAATAAACGTAATCGTTTAGTTCGTTACTAACGGAGAGAAGAATGGATAATAATGACGAATGGAACAACATAGAAGTTCCAACCAACAACCAAGTAGAGTTTGAATTAGAAGAAGAAGTAGAAGCGGCCCCTGAAGAACCTGTTGTAGAAGAAAAAGCAGAGATAGAAGAACAGCCTCAAGTAGAAGAACCTGTAGTTGAAGAAAAACCAAAAGAATTAGAAGGTATTGAAACTAAAGGTGCAGAAAAAAGAATTAGACAATTAGTTCGACAACGTAAAGAACGTGAAGAACAAATACAAGAATTAATAAAACAGAATGAATTATTAAAACAAAATTTAGAAACTAAATCAAAAGACTTAACAAATGTTACTAATACTACACTTGTAAAAGGTGAGGAACATTTAGAAAAGAATATTGAACTAGCAAGACAAGCTTACCTAGAAGCATTTGATTCTGGAGATAAAGAAAAAGCTTTGAATGCTCAAGAAGCTTTAGCAGATGCAAAAGCAGAACTAAAGAATATACAAAATTGGAAAGGTAGGTTAGCTAGACAGCAAGAGATAGAACAAAAACAAGTAGCACAACAACCAGAACCAACTTCACAGTACGCTCCTCAAGTAGATACAAAAGCACAAGAGTGGGCTGAAAGAAATGATTGGTTTGGACAAGATACAGTAAAGACTGCTGCTGCTCTTGCTCTTGATGGCGAACTAAAGAACGAAGGATATGATCCGAATGATGACGAGTTTTATGAAGAAATTGACAGAAGGATGCAAAAATCTTTTGGTCAAACTTCAGACCGTGTGCAGGACAACACGCCAGAACCTGCTCAAGTGGTGTCGGGGAGTTCACGCTCATCTCCGAACTCTGGTAAAAAAGTTAAGCTTTCGAAAGAAGACGTAAGACTTGCTACCAAATGGGGTATACCACTTGAACAATATGCTGCCGAAAAGCTTAAAGTTACAAAAGCTGACGGTGAGTATACAGATATAATTTAAGCGTGGAGGAAAATATGACACGAAATGAATCACGTAATAATAGTCAAAGAGAAAAAGCAGTGAGAGAAGAACAATGGACCTTTGAAGAGCCGAATGCTCTTGACATTCCACCTGCTGTCCAGCAACGGTTTGATCAAGAGGATATGGCACTACGTTGGATACGAGTCTCCCTTCAAGGCAAAGATGACTACATCAATGTTGGCAAACGTCAACAAGAGGGTTGGGTTTTTGTATCTCCTGAAGAAGTACCTGAAATGGCTATTACCTCTTTCGTGAGAGAGGATGGCAGGTATATTGGCACAGTAAGTCGAGGTGACTTGGCTCTTGCTAAAATGCCAGCCGGAAAAGCAAGGGCTAGACGTAATTATTATGAAAACAAAGCTAATGAAATGATGGATGCTGTCAATGCACAGCTTATGCGTAGCTCAGATTCTCGTATGCCAATTACGAATACTAGCCGTTCTGTAACAACACGAGGAAGGCGTCCTAACTTTCAGGACTAATCCTCACAACTAAGGAGATGAAACATGTCTACTACTAAAGCATTTCGTGGTTTCATTCCTGCTCGCAAAAAAGGTGGTGGCTACAATAATGAAGCTGTCACTGATACGATTGAACTAACTTCGACGGGTATGACTGGTACTCCGACGAATAGCATTTTTACTGGTGATCCAGTAGTACTTCCGGGTGCGAACTTTGCAACGATATCTCCGTATATTGCTGCAACTCTCAAACCCTCTGGAGTATTCATGGGATGTCAGTATGTTGAAAATGGTGAGCAAAAGTTCTCTCGTTATTGGCCGGGTGGGACGAGTGCCACTGACGTTAAGTTCTTTGTAATTACTGATCCTGATCAGACATATTACATCCAAGCTTCTCTTTCGCTTTCAGCGGCTGAGTTGCTTGTTGTTAAAAACTACAATGTAACCGTTAGCTCCACTGCTTCTAGCGGCAGCACCACGACTGGACAATCCAGCTACTATCTTGATGGTGCTTCTGGAACTGAAGCGGCTGCGGCTGTACGTGTTGTTGGAAAAGCTCAGTTCCCAGATGAAAAAGACTCTGATGCTTATCCTATTGTAGAAGTTTGGCTCAACCATCACCGTGACCGTTTTGTAACGGCTTCAGCGTCTACGGCTTAATAAGGAGGTTTTATCATGGCTATTAATAGAGCTAGTATTAGTAAACAACTCCTTCCGGGTCTTAATGCTGTATTCGGTATGGAGTATGGAGAGGTAAACAATGAACATGAACCTCTCTACGATGTAGAAAACTCAGATCGTGCTTTTGAAGAAGAAGTGCTCTTCACTGGGTTTGGCACTGCGCCAACCAAAGGTGAAGGTGCTGGTGTTGTCTATGATGACGCTCAAGAAAGCTACACGGCTCGTTACTCACACGAGACTGTGGCTCTTGCTTTTGCAGTCACTGAAGAAGCGATGGAAGACAATCTTTATGATTCGTTTGCCAAGCTTCGTGCTCGTGGCCTTGCCAGAGCTATGGCTAACACCAAGCAGGTAAAAGCGGCGAACCTGTTCAACAATGGTTTCTCTGACACTATTGGTGACGGAGCTGCGTTCTTCTCTGCGGCACACCCAACCATTTCTGATGGTAATCAGTCCAACTTGCTTGCGGCTGCTGACCTTACAGAAGCAACTCTGGAAACTGCTCTTACAACAATTCAGAAACTCAAGGATGACCGTGGGATTCTGATTGGTGCGAGTGCTGTTTCATTGCATGTCCCTGTTGACTCATGGGCGATTGCAGATCGTATTCTTGCCAGCCCCGGCAATACTCAAGCGAGTGCTGGTGGAGCGAACCCGAATACGAATGCGATCAACGCAACTCGTCACTTGGGCATGTTGCCAGAAGGTTACTTTATCAACCGAAGGTTCACTGACACGACTTCGTACTTCATTAAGACTGATGTTCCTAATGGTACAAAGATGTTTGTCAGATCTCCTCTTCAAACGAAGATGGAGCCTGACTTTGATACAGGTAACTTGCGCTTTAAGGCACGAGAGCGATATAGCTTTGGTGTATCTGACTGGCGTGGCTTCTTTGGAAGTGCTGGTTCCTAATCAAATAGAGGGGGTAGCCAAGTGCTACTCCCTCACTTTGAAATGAGGTTAATATGAGTACAAATACAAAATCAGCTATAGCCACTGGAGATGCTACTCTTACTTTTGTAGAGACAGGCACAACAGTTGGCGACAATGGTGGTAATGGAGCTTCTCCTTCCACAACTCGTATTGTTGCTATCCATGCTCTTGCTACCACTGCTGGTACTTTTGTTATCAAAGGACAGAGACAAGCAACAAATAAAACTGCTGAAGGGGCTGCTATTCAATTTAATGTAGCTGCTGGAGAGGCAACAGATATTTATATTAGTGAGTTTGGCACCGCTGTTTACGGTGTCGTTTCAGTTTCTGCACCGACTGATGGTGCGAGTTTAACAGTATTCTGCGGTTAATATGCCTACATACTCTGATCTAAAGTCTGACATTATTAATACGACTGAGAATGATAGCACTGAGTTTGCTAATCAAATTCCTAAGTTTATTCAAAGAGCAGAGTTTAAATTAATAAAAGACTTAGATGACTTTGGATTAGATGAGTATACAAATGTTTCAGTTTCATCTGGTAATGCAGGGGCAATATCTTTAAATGATCGTGTACGTGTAATTCGTAATGTAAACTTTAAAGTAAGTTCTGGTACGAGTGTTACTAATCTATTACCACGAACTATTGAATATGTCAATGACTATTGGCCTGTGAGTGCATCAACTGGTACACCCAGATATTATACAAGAAAGAATAATTCAACAATTAAGATAGTGCCAACACCAGTTTCTACTTTAACTGTTGAAATACAAACTCAATCACAACCACTTGCTCTTGCATCTGCAACAGGTACAAGTGTAACAACTTCTAATTACTTTAGTGAGTATTGTTATAATGCATTATTTAATGCTTGCTTGGCAGAAGCTACAGCTTTTAATAAAGATTGGAGTACAGTTACATTTTGGCAGCAGCAATACATAGAACAAATTCAAGCATTACGTAATCAATCTAGACGTACTAGACAGGATGATATGGCTGTTGCAGCTTCACCTGCTGGTGGTCCTAACACAATACAACAAGGAGGGAGCTAAAATGCCAAGAGGAATAAGATCAATAACAGGAAAAGGTAGAAGTACTAGAGGTTCTGCAAGAGGAAGAAGAGCAGGTTCAGCTTTAAAAGGTGGTACTAAAAGTGCCACTCGTTTAAATGAAGAAGGCAAAAGAGTGCGTATGTCTACAGATACAGGTTCAGGTGTTATGAGAGAAGTTGCATCTCCAACATCAAGACGAGCAGGGGCAAAACAACAAAATACTCCTGCTGCTAAAAAAGCAAGAAAAGGTGAAGGTCAGGCTGCTGCTGATCCAAATCAACCAGCAATGGGGACACAAGGAGCAACTGCTGAAGCTGCTGATACTAAAATACGATCTTCTCAAGTAGCAGCTAAAAAAGCAAATGAGTTTGATAAAGCTTTAAAAATAAAGAAAGATCAATTAGCAAAATATGAAGAACAAGTTGCTAATTTATCAGGAACAGCAAAGTTAAAATTTATAAATAAAAATAAACAACGTATTACGGCTTTAAGAAATTCTATTAAAGATATGAAATCTAGGGGTGGTCCGGGTGGACGATCAAAAGTAAGAGGTAAAAAAATTTCAAAAGCTGGTGGCGGTCAAACTTTAAAAACTGTTAATGCACAGAAAAATCCCGGTCTAGCTAAACTACCAACAAGAGTTCGTAATAAGATGGGTTATGCAAAAACTGGTGGACAAGTTATTAAAAAGAAAAAAGGTGGTTCAATTAGTTCTAGCATGTCTGGTAAAGACTTAGTAGCTTCTTGTTATGACTAATAGGTCAAGTATTAGACAACAGGTAAGTAAACCTAAAGTTAAAAAGGTAATGAAAGAATATAAAAAAGGAACACTTAAAAGTGGTTCTGGAAAAAAAGTTACAAAAAGAAAACAAGCTATAGCGATTGCTTTAAGTGAAGCTCGTAAGAAAAGGAGAAAGAAATGAGGGGTCCATATACACTTTTAAAATACCCAGCTAATCTAGATGAGGTTGTAGGTAGACCTACTGGACAAGGCTATGGTGCTGCACGTAAAGGTCCAGATGTAAAAGGTAAACCTCAAGATGTAGTTGTAGATGAAGATTACACTCAAGGTAAAGCTTTTAAAGTGGAGGGCTAGTTATGGCTAAAACACTTAAACGAACAGGTGTCACCACTAAAGGTGCTGCAAGAGGTAGAAGACGTAAAGCTCGTGGAGTAAAAGCTGCTACTGATCTTCAGAAGAAAGGTGCAAAGGTATTAGGCATCTCTTTAACAGCAGCAAAAAAGAAATCTGATGCTGAGTTAAAAGCAGCTATCAAAGAAGCTGCACCTAAAAAACCAAAAGCTCCTAAAGTAAAAAGAACTAAAGCTGAACAAAGCGAACTAAATCGTTTAATTAAATCTCAAAAACGAGATGAAATGTCAGATCTTAGAGATTCTAATGTTTTAGCTGGTAGACGTAAGACAGGACCAAAAGGACAAGAGGTAGAACAAGGACCACTTCTATCTAAAGCCAAGCTTCCTGAAAAGGTTTCTCCTGCACGTAGGCGTAGTCTTGTTGCTCAAGGTAAAGCAAAGGTACGTCCCGGTAAAGGT